AGGGGGTTAAGATAGCCCGGTATGGGTAAACAAAGATTAAGATAGCCCAATTGTTTGGGTAACTGTTTTCGATATATGATCCCTGCGCGTTCATCTCTACGCTCTTTGCAATGCTTTGTTCGCGACACCGTGACTCATTAGCATCTGGTCGCGATCGTGCATACTTTGCTGGTTCATTAGATTAGAATTAATCTTTCCAGCGAGTGTCATTTGTGCAAGTTGTTGTCCTCCTATCATTTGTTGGAGTTGCCGTTGGTATTTTGCTTGAAGTGGAAGGGATGCAAGATTGAATGCTCCCTGCATAGCCGATCCACCTAGTTGTCCACCAGCAGCAATTCCAGCAGCCATCATCGTTGGTTCCGGGCGTGGGTTTCTATACCTTCGACCTGATGTTGTCTGTATCGGAAGGTTCTCTCCATTAATCCTAACTGATTCGATAATCGGGAATCCTTCTTCTGTTTTCCGGAGTCGTAATGCCCCAGATGTTCTTCTGTCAGTCCAAGTGAAATTTGCACTAGCCGGACGCAGGGATGGTTTCAATTCAGTGACTGTTAATACTTTTGCCACAATTTGATCCCAAGCTACGCCAGTTAAGATTGCATATCTATTCGCATCGGTGGTATTGATGTGAAAACCTTTCTTGACTTGCCATCCCAGTTCTAACACATAATTTCCTTCGTAGCTGATTTCCCATACTACAAATCTCTGTCCCACTGCATCATAGAGGCTCTTCTGAAAGACATCAGAGGCAAAAGAAACTGGTTGGCATGGTTTGGTTTGGTTTCCTTGGATCGCAAATATGAAATCGTCTTCAGCTATTAATTCCACTCGGGTGTCAGTTCCTAATGGTGTTCCTCGGATTCCACTTGATGTTACTGTTGGAATCGTCCCGATATCTACTTTCATTCCTCCTGCGCGAGCATTCGAACATGACTCTTCAGTTTTTGGCCAGGTAATGACTTTTGAATTGGGTCCAACAATGATGTTTGAGTTGAAATTCATTGGTAATCGTCTCTCTCCTACTTTAAAGAATTGGACTGTATGCGGTAAAATTTCACTTATTACTTTGACGTTGGGAAGTATGTAATACTTACAGTTTGCATATATCGTGTTGTTGTCAAGCGGGGTATTCACCTGGTCTTCAACGTATCCAACCCTGTAGTTATTTGGGTTTTGTCCATCTTCTATCCGAAGTCCAAACTCTGCAATTGGTCTCAAATCATCTGTGTCAGTTGGCCAAAAGACTTTCATTTCACAGATAATATTCATACAATCATCTTCTTCATGAGTGGTGTAGTATACTCCTCCTGTTTGGGCCAAATGTGCATTGTTGTACCTCTTCCCTGACTTTGAAAACTTCGGGATTAGTCCAATTCCTATTCCTGCTGTAGTTGTTGCTCCGTCTAGTCGTGTGTCAACAATAGCTGCTGGTTTCGATATCCGTAACACTCTCTTTTGCGTTTCTTCATCTATTGCCTCTTCTCCTTTCCAGTCGTCGATTGGTAGTCCAGCGTTAATCCAACTTTCCCATCCAGACAATCCTTCTTTACCGTCTGTCACCATCGTTGCTATCAATTCAAATGGAATGGATGGAACCTCATTTCCTGGTGGTTGTGGTTGAGCAACAGAAAATTTTCCTGCCGCAAGTTGTTTTGGTACAACCCACATACAATCTTTGTGCCAGTGAGAGAACACTGTCACTTGTCCAGTCAATGTTGTTCCATACATATTTTGGATTGGTATCATCGTCATCATTACAATTTCTCCTGTGAATGGCGAATCATTTTGATTGTATACTAATTCAGACATGTAAAATCCTTGTTTCTCCGGTGCAATTCCTGGGAAAAGTTCAACTGTATACTGTCCTCCTTTCTGTACGTCTACCATGGTCTGTGAGAACTGCGAGAGGTAATCAGGTGTTAGCTGATTCTGCTCCAAACGACCAACTCCAGCAGGAATCAGTGTTAACGTAATTATTCCCGAAACTGTTGGAAGTTTCGGAAACAACAGCGTCAACACAATCCCACCGTTTGTGCTCGTATGGAGGTCCCTCACTGTTGCCATAGGTTTGGACACGGCAGACGATTTCCAAGGATTTGAGTCAAAGCGTGCTAAGATGGTATTAGCTGCTGTATCAGTCGATAGAGTTATAGTCTGACACTTCACTTCCCGATACGCAAGTTCAAATACATTTCGATGTTCTTGTCCTCCAATCAGTCCCATGGGTGAAAACCCTGGGATTCCTGCCATTTGAACAAATCCTGGTCCTTGAACAGTTGTCCCTACATTCTCTGGTTCGGATGGTACTGCTGTATCATGAGTCGATGGAAGAGTTGGAATGTGTTCGGGTTGTTGTGTGACATCTCCTGCTCCTGTCTGTTGTTTGTCACTGTTAAGACTAGAGAGAGTCATTGCTTGTGACAACTTTAACATTTCCCAATGGTTGTTTTCTTGCAGGGCTCGCTGCATCCGAACCGTCCACTCTGCTTGGTCTAATTTCAAATGGCGCCGGTCGGTTGTCGATGTGTTCTCTATAGTCGAAGTTGGCGTTTGCCCAAGTGAGGAGCGCGGAAGGGGTCGTGGTGGTATCGGAAGGCTGGTTGGTCGGTCTTGCGAATTGGTTGGCATATCTTGTCCACCTGACGTTGTCCCAGAGTTGGTATTGTCTGAGTTGGACACTAGTTGAGTCGAGTCCTGTTGGCATTCCTCTTGCGGCAAGTTTTCCCATAAGGGGCTCAACCTCATCAGTCGAATCTCCTCCTTCAAGTATACTAGGTGTTGCCCTGTATTCATCAAGATGTTGTCTTTCTCGTTTACTAGTAACAATGCCATCTGGGGCCAGTCCATTTTTAGTGCGCATAAAGCCCTCGTAACTCGGGGGTGGTTCTTCAACATAGCTTCCCAACCGTGTTGTTTGATCAGGGAACCCAATTCGTCTGATGCTATTCTTGTTAGTAGCGTTGTTGGTATTCCGCTTCCCCTGATTTCCTGAATTGCCCATGCTAGCCATGCGAAGGAAGTTGCTTGCAATATCGGGACTTGAATTAAGCCATTGATAATGGGTTTGTGGGGCTGTTTGCATAGTTGGATGTGGTGCTTGAACATAGAGCGCCACTCCTTTTGAACGAGACTGTTCCACATCCCGTTTTCCCACCGATCCTCGCTGTTGCCCGTTAGACATTTTCTTATCGCCTGTCGATTGTTGGGGTTGTCAATGAATTCCATTGCTTGAATTACTTCAGGCACAAGTTCGAGAAATTCTTTGCTTTCGTACACTTCTGAGATCACTTTTTGTTGGTTTCTGTAGTCTTCTGAACGCATTAGATCACTCGAAAGATTACCGTGATCCGCGGCAATTATTTGCTTCACGATCTTATTTTTAGCAAGTTCATAGTCTTCACTAACCCATGGAAGTTCCATGAGCTTGCACCATTTTTGACATGCTGTTTCGAACTGAGTGTAAAGTTCTTCCCCCCATGATATTAATTCGAGGCGTGCATGTCTCAATTCCTCTAGCCATATGGTCTTTTCCCTATGTCCTGTCCATTTCATGGATTTGAAGATTGAATCAAGTTTCAGCTTCGACATCCATACACTGTCAACTTTTACGAACGTTCGGGAACAAAACTCCAAGTCCTTGATGTTATCCCATGTGTCTGTCACTTTTGAAGATTTTGAACTCGCGGGTGTTACATTGATTTGCCATAGATCTTGAATTCGTTCTGTGATGGTCTGTGGATTTGGTACTGCTCTCATGAATTCTGCTGTTGGTACTAAATTCTTATCATCTCCTGTTCCCAAGCGAATTTCTTTGGTGGTCTTCTCAAAATCCCAACCAGTGGAAAACATCATAGCTTCAATGAAAATCATATCCACAATGATTGAATCACCAATGTTGGTCCCAAACATTCCACTCTTCATACCTCCGAGTTGTTCGACTAACATGTTTTCGAACAATACATGAGACACTGAGTGCATTTCGCTCAAGACATTGATCATGTTGAGTGTTTCGATGGAAGCTCCTCCGAGCCTGTACATTTCATACACGTACTCCCAAAAAGCTCTCATCAATTCAATACAAACAGACAGATCGAATCCACTTATGTCAAAACATTTACAAAAATTGCTCTCCAATGCACACTTGTTAAATATCTGATGGAAATGAAGTATTGGGTCTACTCCTACAATCAAGGGTCCAGTCTCCAATTGGAAGTCCAACAGCATCTGTTGAAGAGGTATTAATACTTTCTTCTCTAAGATGACTGATATCAAATCCGTGGAAAAATAGGCTCTCGGTTTGTATTGTTTCTTGGTGCATTCGTCTTTCTTCCTCACTTGTGATATTGCCAATGGAACTTTTCCGGCCTTTGCCAGTTTGATGGTATCTTCGACAATTTGTTTGAACTCTGGTGATCGAAATTCAAGTTCATCATTATCTTTCCGCTCAAATAATCCTTCTTTGTCAGTGATTCCTCCCCACATGTACGCCGTCACTCCTGCTCCTGTTCCTAGAGTAGTCTTTCCAACTCCTTTTACGCCGTTAATTGCTTGTCGTAATGAAACTGGTCGTAAAGATCTCCTACCACTGATGATCCAATGATGGCGAGCCAACTTTTGTGGTAGTCCTCGTATTGCGTCTACTCTTCTCGAATCTGGTCTCATTGCATTCGCCGGTAACAGTCTAGCTCCAAGAGGGTGGAAATTTCCTTGTGAGTCATATACTGCCGTATCTGGGTAGTCAAGTTCAATATTGTCTGATGGTGGTCTTGCTTCAATTGGATAGATATTATGAAACAATTCCCAGAATGGTTTCTCTTTAAATTTTGTGATTCGTCGTCTGGGTGGTACATCACACTGTTGTACTGCTCCCACATAGTTCATGCTTCCTCCTTCCAATCGTAATGGTACGTCAAGTCCGGTAGTGTCTCCTATGAAGATCTTCTCTTTCAATGCTGGATTCATCCATCTTGTCGCTCCACGTATTTGGATCTCTTCCCAAGTCTTGTCATAGCTTCGATTTTGTACATTCTCAACAATCTTTGGTACCCCAGTCGTAATCCTAGGTGATAGTTGTTTGAATGCTGCGTTCCATGTCTCTATACACAAGAGGGCAAAGATTGCAGACTGTCCAACTGTCATTTTTGCAGATTGGACTCCTAAAATTACAACCTGAAGTACCCCGTTGTTTCGCATGTATCCAATCCATGGTCCTCCTGATGTTCCTGGTTTCATCTCAATCAAGTTGCTGTACGCCTTTCCCTGTGGGTGTCCAAATTGTGCTGAGTTGTAAAACACTGTTGGGAATGCTTGTGAATCCGGATTGGCAATGTATATTGAAAATTCTGATGGTATAAATTGTCCGTCTTGTTGAAACAGAAGAGGGCATCCCTTCTGTACAGTCTGCAATATACGATAGTCCACAAGATATTGTCTCAAGTCACTCACTTTCTCGATTGGTTTTGCTGTCCGAAACATTGCAATGTCTGCTGCTGGGTCTCTCCAAAAACATTCAACTTTATGAATCACTCCATTATGCTTGAATACGAAGAATTTGTCCATTGGATTCAATAGATGACATGCTGTAACTCCAGTTTGTTGAGTTAACATGAATCCCGTTCCAATCTCTTCTCCTTCCACTCTTCCTATGTTCCTCGCAATCTTGTTGAAAGTGGATTGATTCATCACAGTTTGTTCATATGCAATATTCTCTGAGGGTACGGGTTTTATTCCAGTATACTTCACTCGGGCGGCTTCTTCTGGGGTGGCATTGAAGGCTCTGTCCAAGTAATTAAATCTCTCTTGTTGTTGAGGAGATAAGTCATTCCAGAATTGTTCTCCATGAATATTTGCATAAGCATTGTGATCTCCTTTCATCATTGGTTCCAGCTCATTATCATACATCCAAAGATGCATGAGTACTTTCTTTCGATTCCTGATCATTTGTTTCTGCATTCGAGGTCGTTGTTTGCTCACTGCAACCTTGTTGTGAGTTCGTGCTCCCGTCGGGTAAACTTCGTCTGTCATACTTATAATTGGATGTTGCACCTCTGGAATCTCTATAACTTGAAGTGGTGCCTCTCCTGATGGTGTGTTATTACCGCTTGTCATTTTCCAGACTAAATACACAGTAAATCCACATCCCAAACCGTATAATGCGTATTTGGAATATGATCTTATTGCATCAATTAGCCAGATCATTCGTCGACGGCGTATCTTAGCTCTGATTTCCTTTGCAATTTCTGGATCGTCACCAAGTATTAAGATTCCCAGTTCGTCATATTGTTTCTGCTCATGATCTCTGATAGCATTGAGATACTGTGCTGCCTCAAGATCGCCAAGAGATAATCCAGTTGAACTGTCTAATTCGACAGCCTTGTATATCTCAGGGGTCACTCGAAATGTCTTTGATCCCATGGTAAATGATCTTTCTTCCATGTTAAACTCGACAGTATGTTTCGTTCCTGCTATCAAATCTCTTCCGTTGTAATCTGCAACAAAGTTGAGTATTCTGATCCAAAAAGATTTTCCTGGATGTTTCTCTTTTATACTCTGACACACTCGTAGTCCAGCCAATGCCTTTCCTTCTGGAGTGCCCGCTTCTGCAACGGCAGTGAAGTATGATAATATTGTCATTTTCCTCCATAGCAATTCAGGTGATAGTCGAATTGCATTGATGACTTGATCTGATGTGACAGTTTCTCCCTGCGCAACATCTAAATCCAGCCATATATCATACTCATCTGGATGCAACCTTGGGCCTGCAATTCCTTCTACCGGTTTGACTGGTCCATGTAAGATTCCATACTGCATTCGCGTCATTTCTTCTATTATCTGTTCACGAGTTGTTCCAGTTGTGAACTTCAAGATTGTTGATCGTCCAGTCTCTCCAGCTGCTGATCGTCGTCCAAATCCTTGAGTCTCCGAGTAGTACTTGAAGGGTGTTGGGTAATTTGTTATTACGATTACCAGTACAAATGGAGGTTGTGCATTGAACCAATTCATGTATGTTTGTTGTCCTTCAATGGTTCTTGGATCCAGTAAGTCGTCAATTACCAGGATTTCATGATTGTGATCAGTTCTTGCGTTCCGATACTCTTCTGATGATACGTAGCCCCACCTTCCACGATGTGTGAAATTTAGGGCAGCTGCAAATCCAAAGGTTTTTCCAGTATTGGGAACTCCTGACACTAACATTACCGCTTTGTTGTCTGGTGGTGCTTCTTGGTTTCCTGGTCTCCAGTATTCTGACCATTGATAAGTAGCCGCCTTATAACAACTGACCGTCGAATCCACGAGAGGCTGAATAACATTCTCTCGTCCATACGTCGCCCAATTTATAAGAGACTCCTTAACGCCGGTGAATTCCGTGTCGTCGATGATGTCTTCTTCCTCACGTGGACCCAACCAATTTTGGTAGTCAATTGAAATTTCATGGTTCGGTTCATATGCTTGCATGTTTCCAGTCTTGTTCACAAAGTTATCTTGGTTTGTCTTTATCTGCTGTTTAAGCCATGCCTTGACATCCTCATAGGTTACTGATATACCTTCTCGTTGTTGTCCTGCTTCGTCGGTGAAGTTCTCAATATCACGTCCGGGGAAGTACGCAGACAGTAATGGTGCGTCTGCATTTCCTGTGGGTTCGTAGATCCACATGCTTAGATGGCTAAAATCCGGTCGTCTATGTGTCTGATTGTCGCGAGTCTTGTTCCGGTCCCACAGCATGTCATCCACATAGATTGACATGAATCTAGACATCAGTGCATTCCTTCCTTGCATTGTCAATCCTACATCTAATTCCGCAAATGGTACATTCGAAGTACATCCAACTGCCAAAAACTGTGCTGGTGATTCCTTATTCTCAATTGCTGCTCCGGCCAAGTTCGTATATACGGGACTTAGAACGGAAAGCAACAATGCAATCTTTGGGTTTGCTGCCTGCCCTTTTCCTTGAGCTCCGATGTCTTCAAATACTCCAAACGCATTGCCCTGATAAGCATTCCAGTGGTTTCCACCACTTTCCATGTGGAATATAGATCGTCTGTCATCCGGTACTTTCAAGTCTGCTGCTACTTCTTGGAACATCTGTTCTAACATTGTTGATTTTCCTCGTCCAGGTCCTCCTTCTACAAACAATCCTGCTGGTACTGGTCGTCCATGTTGAGTTTCGCGTCCAACCTTTTCTGCATTGATCTTTTCCACCACCTTTGCTTGGATGGTCGCAATTGCTTGCAACAGAGCGGTGAATTGTTGACTGTGTTTCATTGCAGAACAAGCTGATGTTACATCACGTACACGTCTGATCCATCCTTCTGCTCGCTGTGCTTGGACTCTTGATAGTTTGAGTACTTTCGTTATTCGGTTTCCCTCTGCTGAGAGACTTTTGAGTGTTTGTCTAATCTCTCCATCTCCATCAAAATCAATTCCACATGTCTGAGCGACACTTTTGACGATTCCTTCAATTCCATTGATCGCTGCCGAGCTCTTAACGACTTGGTCAACAGAATATTTGATTGCATTTGGTGCCAACAAAGTTACGGTGGTATGAATAGTAATCAATAGTAACTTAGAAACGTCCCATGGGAGATTTGTCGAAGTTTTCTCTTCTGCGGTGGCAACTTGAAATATGTTTGTAAAAGTCATTGCCCATTGTGAATACTCTTCAAAGGTTTTCCAGATTTTGATTTGGACTCTGTATCTTTCAATGATCTTCCAAATCAGACTGCACATTTGCAAAATTGCTCCAGATATAGCCACTCCTTTGATCCAACGTTGGTTAGATCCAAACGCTATTGCTGCATTCATTCCGACCGATACGATGTCTGTAAACATGTCCATGTTTCCAATTTGTGCGGTGTTCTTTAGCCACTTGACAAATCCAGCTTGCCATTGTAGCAAGCGACCTGCCAATTCATCGTTTGATTTGGGTGGATTTGTTCCCATGTTGTCAACTAAACTTAACAAGGCATCTCCAGCTTCATTCATTGGACGAGTAGCATTGTGCTCTCTGATGATACGCTGGAGAGCATCATGATATTCCTCATCTTCCTGTATCTTTGGTGTTACGAACCGGTCTCTCAATTCTGGGAGTGAGAATCCCGATCCAATCGTACCTTGCCTTGGGAAATCTTCAATGAAAACAAAAGGATACTCAAGACATTTTCCTGGTCCTGTATCTGGTTGAGTGTAGTCAATGGGTTCCTGTTCAAATACGCTGATTTGAGTCTCCGGCTTCGTTCCAAAAATCATTTCAGCCGACTCATCCTTCTTTTCATGTCCTAGCGTTCCGGGACTACTGGCGGGTGAGTTTTGCTCCTCCCTGCTGCGGAGCCCGACACAGTCGGAGGTGGGGGTAAAGGTTGTTTCAAAAGAAAAATTTGAAGCCATTTCAGACATAAATGTCACGAAATGTATTCGAAGAATTTAGAAAGAAATTAAGAGTTTGTGAAAATTCTTTTCCTGTTTGCTTAAAGCGCTACAAGTAACTGCTTTTAGCACACTTCTGTGAGTTTGTAAGTTCGCTTACCAATAAAATTTATGAAAA